GCGATCCATTTCTTCTTCGCTGGCGCCTGCTTTACCTGCTTTGGCTAATTCTTTCATACCTGGACCATATTTTTTCCAACCTTTGGCATGACGGCTCATTGCTTCTAATGCTTGATCATCAGCATCCATGTCTTCTTGATAGGAACCATGGGCTATTTGATTGACCAGGTCCCCGTGTAGGTCTGTTAATTGCGCTAAATCTTCATCACTTAACGGAGTTCCGTCTGTATATTCACCTGAACTGAAGTAGGCATCTACATAGTCTGGATAATCTCTGCGATCCACACCATCTACTTCTAAACTGCTACTATCAACCATTTTACCGTTGAGTTCTATACCGTTAATATTTTCCTCCATACCACGCTCACCTTGACGCATAGAATAATCTGTATAATCATCGTCGCTATCTTGGTCTATATGAAAGAATCTATCATAGGCCATACCAAATGCTCGTCTAAATAATTTAGGATCTGCTTTAACGATACTTGGCATCTTTTGTGCCACAAGTTTCATATAGGTATTTTTATCACCGCCTTGTGGATATATGTCTGTAATTATTTGAGAAATATGAGATACCATACTATCGGTTTGGTATGAGGAGCCTTCCGCCACACCTTGCTCTGCTATTTTGTCACCGGGAACATTGCCCTTCATTCGGATTACACTTTTGGCACCATGTCCGGCTGCTATGCGTTTGGCATCAGCATCGTCTTTGGCAGTAAAACGCTTTACTTGTCCATTACGCATCATCATTTCATATTTTTGTGTTTTGCCTTCGCCTTCCGCTACACCTTGCATAGATTCTGTTGTAGGGGCTCCGGTAGGAGAAACTGAAACATCTTTGCCTTTCATTTTTAAACTTCTGGCAATGTTCATGGCTTGCCGTTGATCAGCGAAAACTTTCCAAGGTTTTCCATTTATTGTTACCTGGTAGTTATTTCTTTCGTTTTCCAATCCTGCATTCCGCTCTCTATTACGAAAGGCAGTATCTTGTGGTACTCTACCACTTAGGCTCATAGGATCGTCACTAGATCCATAACCCTGTTGTAACATACGTTGATCAGCCTCTTGGCTAAGTTGATTGACCAATTTTTCTGCTAGAGCGGCTGCTTCTTCACCTAGCTCTTTTTTAACATGTAGAACAACACCAGTTTCGCCCTTAGGGAACTTGCCTGTTTCACGGTCATAGAATTGCTTGACCATTTCTGCTATCTGTCTAAGGTTTACCTGTTGTGGCTCTACACCTTCTTCTTCCTGATCTTCTGACATGCCCATATCTTGAGCTGCCTCTGGATCTTCTTTCATAAGCCACGACTTAATAGTAGGTACCGGATCTGCTTCTGGATTTACCTTGGCCAGTTCTGACAAAGCACTTTCTAGTATGTCGTCATGAATACCGATGCCCTGTAGAGCTTCTATGGCACTGACACCGTCAACACCTAAACTCAGTCCGCTTTCTACAAGTTCTTTTAACTGCATCAGTGTATCGGGCTCCATACGACCTTCTTCAATTCTATTTGCCCAATCTACAAAACTTTCAAATTCATCCTGTCTTACAGTTTCAGTTTCTTCTAGTTGTTCCTCGTCTTGTACATATGTTTCTAGGTCTAATGTGCCTGTTTCTTGCATAATTCTATGAATTAGAGGAAAGAATTGTGTGAGATCTTCCTTGAAACTCTTAACTGTAAACTTACTTTTATAATCTTCCATGGTGGCTTGATCTAGCACCATTTGTTCGTCTGTGAATGGCTGTATGGTTTCTTTCCACTGTTCGTAGAAACTTTGACGACATAAATTTTCCATGGTCTTTTTTAGATTGACTAATTTTTGGTCTGCTTTATGTGTGATTTCATTAACTTCTCTGTTCATGCTGTCATGTAGTCCTACATGACGTTTAAACGCGGCTAATTCTGCTATGTGTTGACTCATTTCTATTATGGCTTTACCTGCATCATCGTAGGGCCTGCCACCATTAGCCACATGACGTTGCATGGCTTTGGCTCCTGCTAGATGTTCAAATGGATACTTAAAACGTTCCCCATCTTGATTTTCAATGTATAGAGCTTTGATATTATTGCGACGACTACGTGCGCCTAGCTGTGTTTCATCCACAGGTTTGTTATGTCTAACGATAAGTTTGGTTTTTTCTAATGGTAGATAAGAGCTTTTGGTGCTACCAAACATTTTGCTTTCCTGCATAGATGGCATTTCTGTTTCCTTTTGACCTGTAGACGCAAGATATTGAAAATCGTCTTTGTTAAGATGACTTTTGGTTATGTCTCTGGTATCAAATCTAAGTAGTCTGCGCTTGGCAAACATACGCATTTCTCTTAAGAAATCATACCATAGTTGTTTAACAAAACTGTCTTGATCTTCTAGTATACCTTGACTATAAAATATTTTTAAACTTCCAAGTTCATTAATGCTGATACTGACTCGTCCAAGGTTATCACCTTCTATGACAAAATCAAAATCAAAAAATCTTGCCTTTTTTGGATCACTGGTAACAGCACCTTGATCGTCGCCCATCTCTAGATTTTGAAAGCGACTTCGAACTTTGTCAAAAACATCTTGACTGATAATATGTATAGAATTCATGGTGTATTTATCAGAAACTCATGTATATAGGTAATGGCATATCATATTCTTCTAGTCCAGTATGATCACGCATTTTTTCATATACCAAAGGATCCCAGTCTTGAAGGATCATGACCATTCTAACTGCCAACAAGATGCCTGCAACTAGATCATCGTGTTGCCCAACTTTGGCTTTGTAGGTTATACCTTGAGCTATAAATGACTTGAGTTCGGTTATAAGACTTTTACTATTGATTTTTATTTGTCTAGTTTCTATAAGCTGTTTTAGCTTGGCACAGGCTGCTATTTTAGATGTATGAGTGGTATTAAACCCCTTTCTGAAACGTCTTACATGGCCCTTCTTTATTGGTTCACTTAGGAATAGACCGGGGATGGTTTCTTCACCGATTTCGTTGATTGCTACCAGCGCACTTTCACCCAGAGTATTATTTTCGACACTGTAGTACAAGCTGGTATTGATACCGTCTTTGGTAAAATGATCATCTATGTGCTTACAAAGATCTCTTAAAATCCTTACCTGTGCCTGTATTGGTGTGGTGTTATGGTGCCACTCTGCTACCTGTATCATAGAGGGTAATTCTAAAATTTCTATAGCAGCATAGTCGCCACCTGTACCCATGGCAGGATCTAAGGCCACCAGATAAGTACAGGCTGTATTGATTTTTTTATACCATCTTGCCTGTCCCATTTTCATAACAGGTTCAGAACCTTCAAGAGTCGACAAACTAATACTATTAATCAGCGTTTCATCAAAAACTAAAAACTTACATTCATGTTCACGTTCAAAACGCTCTACTCCAACGCGACTTCGCTCTGTATCAGCCCATTTTTCATCTCTGTCCGGATGCTCATTCCAAATCGCTATGAAGGGATAGAAGCCATTTTTTCCTAGCTCTTGTTCGTTTCCATATTCATCAAATCTTTTATTGGCTTCACTCCAGATAAGCGCGAACTGGTCTTCGTCAGAATTTGGAGTTGACGTTATGATAGCTTTACCACCAGTCGCCAAGGTGGGCGATATTGAAGTCCAAAATTCTACCGCTATATTAGGCTCGACATAGGCAAATTCATCTAGGTATATCATACTCAAGCTCATACCACGACCAGTTGTTTCTGTAGTTGTTTGGGCTACAATACGACTGCCATTGTCAAATTCTATGCTTTGTTTATTATAACTGGTCACACCGCATCTTATATGATCAGGACACATTTCGTAGGCATATCTTAGCCTAGTCATAATTTCTTGAGCGCCTGTATATTTGTGTGCAGCGATAAGTATGGTGCTGTCGGGAATAAACATAGCATACCAAAGTAGATAACCTACCGCCGTGGTAGTCTTACCCATTTGTCGTCCTAGCATGTTTACACTGAAACGATGTTTATGATAACTAGATAATAATCCTATTTGATACTGATAAGGATCGTATTTGATTTTGCCCTTGGTAGGATGTTGTATGTAAAAGAAATTTCGTAAGAAAAAATCAGGACCTAGATCTTGATCCTGACACTGTAACAGTTCCTGTATGGTTTCTTCGGTGTATTTTTGTGTTGCGTTGGCCTTTTTGACCAATACACCGTCTAATGATTTGCTTCCCATATTATTATTTACTGAAAAAAATAGGCTCCTAAGAGCCTATTTGAAAGTTAAAATTGTTTAACCTTTTCTTAGTTTCGAAAGTACTGCTCCAGCTACTTTTTCGCCTCTTTCCTTACTACCATATTTCTCTCCTGCTGTCTTAACTCTGGTTTACCTATATCTTTTCCGGCTCTGGCCTTCTTAGCACTGTAATCTCCTGTAGATTCACTTTTTAATCTGCCATCTCGCTCAGCACTCTTTAGCATATCATAACGATCTTTGTAGCCTGCAATACCAGGCTTGATATCTTGAGCAGCAGCCTTTTCACCTGGTGTAGGATTCTTAATGTGTTTCATTGTGGTCTTAGCTTGACGTGATTTGTATTGTCTATCTTTACGATCAGCATCTAAGTCGCTCATAGCACCTTCCATTGTGCCACATTCTTTTAGACCATGGACAGGACATTTCTCACCTTTAGGGGTATGATTGCATTCGTCTTCGACACCTTCTCTTTTGATGTCGCCGGTGCCTTTACCATTGATTTTAATTTCTTTCCCTTTAGGTGTATTTTGTACTGCTTGACCGTAGGCATTACCTTCATTGGGGTCTTCTTTTACCTTGCCTTCTTTCTTTTTTGATTCAGTTATAAATCTTTGATATTCGGCAAATAGCCTTTCTTCCATGGTACCTTCTGGCCTGGCTCTTGCAAGTCCTGCTTGACGCTCTCTATGATCACCTTGATTAGGATTGTGCGCCATATGATCTGAATCCATTTTTGGTACTCGGGTTGGGTCCGAAGGTGTATTTGTATAACTTTCAACTTCGTCAGCATCTGGATCAGTTAGACTATCACCTGCTGCTGCGCCTGACAATGCGCCAAGAGCAGCGCCGGCTGGACCACCTGTGGCCAAGCCTGCTATACCGCCTAGAGCACCTCCACCTAGAGCACCTAGAATTTCCTCGCTCTGTGGCTCATTCATAGTATCAAGCATACGACGCATGCTGTCATCGTGACCGTGATCATGTGGTTGTGCCTGTTGTGCTACTCCTGCTAGACTCATGATATCTTGCAGCATGTGACTTAGTTCTTCAGCACTTCCTGCGCTTACATTTAGACTGGCAGGCCCAGTTGCTCCTTGCATGGGCATCATTCCACATTCTTCTATCTTTGATTCCTTTAGACCTGCTAGTGCTCTTAGATCAGACATGTCGTTTAGTGGTGGTAGACTTGGAGAATTAACCATTTCTTTATTAAGGGTTTTAACATCTACCATGGGAGTGGTTTTTACGTTAGGATTATTAGAATCAAGTTCTGACAATCTTTTGAGTACGTCTATCATTTGCATAATTATTTCCTTGGATCTGCGGCCTGTTTAATAGGACTGTTATTATTAGCTGCAGAATCTGTATTAAATTTAGCTTTGCCTGCTGCTACGTTTTCGTTACCCTTGGCTTCTGGAATTTCTTCCCCGCGCTCTCTACGTTGTAATTTAAGAACATCGTTTAGTTCTTTTAAGAATTTTGAATTATAAGCATCACCATAGTAATCTTCTGCTTTTACAGATTCAGCTTCTTTCATATCAGGATCTAGTAATCTTGCTTCTTTGTTGATAGTTTTTGGTTCTTGATATTCTTCGCTGGGCTCATTAGGACTTCTAACCACTAATCTGTCTTTGCCAATGCCTAGATTATGTGCTAGATATTCAGTCAATTCAAATTGTGTACTTGGATAATCTAAGGTAACTTCAAATATGCTTACTTCACAATTTTTTACCTGAGGAAAATCCAGGGGTAATTGTTGTACTGGAGTTTTAGTGGCTTTTTTAAACCCTTTGACTTCGTATCTGTCTAACAGAGTTTTTAATTTTGATTCTTGTTCGGTGGTGAAATCACCTGCAACCTTTACCTTAAATGTATAGGTCTTTTTTGATTCAGATAGATATTCTTTGAATGATTTCATTGTGATGGTTCCTATCTGTTATTTATTTAGATTTTTTAATTTTTCTAGTATGCTGTTTCTATCTGTTACTATGTAACCTTCACCGTCTATGGTGGCAGCACCTTCTCCATGTTTTTTATCAATAGCCAATTTCTTAATCTGAAGATCTACCATTTTTAATTTTTTATCAATCTTATTAGTTTTTGCCTGGATGGCAGCACTCATCATTTGAGCTGCTACCTCGAACATTCTTGCACTGTACCTAGGATCTACGTTCATCCCTAGGTCCATTAGATCGTCATAGGCCTGCTCAGCCTTATTTGCCAACTGGTCAAATTCACTATCACTGAGGTCACCTAGGCCTTTGACTTTTGGCAGAGCAGCTGAGATCTTATCAAATTCTTCTAACTTTTCTTGAAGATCTATTGTAGGAGGCAATACTACTTCTTCTTTGAAATCTATTGGTACTGATTCAATGTTTAATATTTCTTCTAATTTTTTAGTCATAATTTTTACTTATCTATTTTGTTTTCCTTGATGGAACAAATCTTTTTCATTTATTATTCTAAACTTGACACCTGTATTTTTACACCAGTTACTGGCAGCAGCCCATTTAGCCATATTTTTTACTAGCTGTGCTTGATTGTAGGGATTTTTCCCTACTCGTTCTACAAGTGTTTGATTAGCTGGCTTGACTTCCCACAATTCTACATGTTTTTTGTAATTTTTATCAACGTAGTGTACAAGGAAATCTGGAACATATACAGTCTGTCTACCAGTCAACGGATCTCTATAGGGAATTTTGACACTTTCGCTGGCCCATTGCTGAATAGAGGGATTTTCATCACACATTTTCATCACACTGAATTCCCAGCCGCTTCTAAACTTAGGTGTTCCAGTTCCTATATATTTGTCTGGATTTTTTAGCTTATAAAATCCCTGACTAAACTTGAGACTCATGGTAAAATATTACGTTGTATTTCCGCAGCAGGATTAATGTTATTGACGAAGCCTAGTATGCTGCTTTTATATCTATTGTAGTTTAAAATTTCTGCAACTAGCGCACTCAACTGAACACTGTCAAGACCTTGTAGTGTATCTATTATTTTCATAGGATTCACTTCATCCTTAGCACATTGATAAATTAAAATTGTAGCTATTGATTCGGCGCTTGAGTCTCCAAAACCTTTTGATTGAAAATAGCTTTTGAGATTTCTCAAATAATCTCCGTCGATAGACACATTGTTTGTGTAAAAGCTATCAAAAAATTTCTGCTCTTCTATTTTTAAAATATTATCTTGTAAGGGAACATTACTATAAATTTTTTTCATTCTACCTTCCTCCCAAGTCAACTGGTTTAGCATATGTTAAACCATAGTTGCCAAGCCTAGGAAAACTTATCCTAGTATTCAAAGCGCCTTGAAGTACTTGCCCTGTAGAGTTTTGTCCCGTAGCTGCCTGCGCTAACACACTGTTAGTTAGACTATATACTTCATCTTTTATTCCAGATTTAGTTAAATTTTTGGCATTATTAATTAAATTCTTACCTTGAATTGCTACTCTTAAAATATCAGCCCCACTGAGATTATCTTGACTAAGAGTACCTAAAATATCACTAGCACCAGCTACTAGACCGCCGGGTCCAAAAATACTTTTTGTACCTTTCCCGCTGACACTGATTGGGCTAGGACTGTTGTCATAAGCTAATTGTGTAAATCCTGGTTCAGTTTTAGTTATAGATCTATTGTTTTGATCGTAGTAAACTGCTTCATAGGCAAATGTAATTTTGGTATCAAGTAGTCTATTACCAGTGTTCTGATCTAGAGATCCTGGACTGTACTCGGTGATTAATGGATTAATAATAGTAATAGAATTAAACGTTCTTCTATTAAGTAAGAATATTGTAATACTTTTTATAAAAGAATTTTTTTGTTGATTATTCAAGCCATAAGCGTAGGCTCTATCTTTATATTTGGTATCTTGAAATGCCTCAGGCAAGGATTTGGCTGCTGTACTTACACCTGTTACTGTTCCGTCATATCTTGAATCTGCATAGTAGTACTGATAATAATTTTTCCAAAAATTGGCAACAACATTAGACATATCATCGTGAAAAACTATAGACATAGGAGAATAGTTAATTTTAGTTTGTACCAAAGATTTTCTATTATATTGATTTATAGTTTCAACGGGTATGCTGATTCTTGGCTGATCAACCTGTTTAGCTAATAGACCAAGTTTATTTTTACTTCTATTAAACCATTGGCTGTCTAAGTGTCCTATACCTTGCATCTCGTTATTGAGTGTGATTTCAATAAAATAACTCCAAGGAGCTTTTGGAGTTAGGTCGTAATTATTATTTTGATATAATCTCGCAGCGTGTCGATAATCTTTTAGATATCCAACATCTCCGAATACGCCACCGGCAAAACTACTTAGAAAATTTGTAAAAGCATTAGACATGCTTATATTTATGAAACAAAAAAGCCTGCTTTTTAGGCAGGCCTTTTATTAGATACCAGTCGCAAACGTTCTTAGGGTTCGACCTACATTGGCACCTATACCAACATTATTGCCAGCACCGTCAACCTGTAGTGCATTATCGTATTTGATAGTCAATGTCATGTCAATAGGGTCACTACTGGCATAGTCAGCATTACTATAGACAGTGTTTTGTAGATAACAGCCAAAGAGTTCAAATGTTTCTAGAACTCTTATACTAGTATCACCGTTTCCACCATCCAAGATTTCAATTCTAGTTAGGAATTTGTAATCAATGCCGCTGGCAGCAGAAGCTTGTTCAAAAAAGTCAAACTGTTTCTGAATCTGCTCACCTACCAGTTTGCTGACAGCACCAGTTACATCATCTCTAACTAATAACTGAACATCAGCCCATGTGTAACGACCGGCATAGTTAATCTTACTATTGTAGACATTAAGCTCAACATTTTCGAATGAAACGCCGGGTCTAGTCACATTCATAACCTGTTTAGTAAGTTCAGTAGTAGGTTTTGATATACCAAAATTTTCTAGTGAAACTCTAAATCTGTATTTTAGTTTAGGCATCAATAAACCTTGATTGGGCGAAGTTTGCCCGGAAGGTAGTGGTACCGTAAATCTACTTAAACTTGAAATTGTTGCCATTATATGCTCCTTTATCTTCCAGCTGCTATTTCGCCAGTATTCTTCAATCTTAACGGAATGTAAATAAATTCAACGGCCTTTACTGGTTCAACCGCTACATCCACATATAACTCATTTCTGTCAATTCTAGCAGGAGTATTATTAGTTTCATCACAAACTACTATGAAATCATATAATGCTCTTAAACCTACTAATTCTAATAAGAAACTTTCTGTTGATTGTTTAATTTCATTACGAGTTATTCTATCATTAGGTTCAAACAAGAATGGTCTTGCTAGTATATCTAGTTGACGTCTTAGATAGGCAACAAGTCTAGCTACATTAATACGATCTAATGAGCTGGTATTTCTTGCTCTGGTTTTTTGCCCCATAACAATCAGGCCAGCACCAGGAATAGTTGAGATAGGATTAATCTTTACATCTTGTAGTACATCTCTTAGACTTTGGGGAATAGCAGATTGTTGAAATTCTCCGTTTAATAGATATCCAACAGCAGTGGCATTATCTACACCACCCCTTCTTGTTCCTGCCGGTGCGAACCATGGATAGCTTTTCTGATCGCTCAATGCCATTGTTCTTAAAATCATATGGCTAGGCGGTACTAAAATAGTGTTGCCAAGATTGTCATTAGTTACACCACTTGGATAGAACATGCCCATGTATTCGTCGTAGCTAACAGAACCTGCATCGTTATTATCCAAAGCAGTTGTACTAGCTCCCCATTGTCGTAGAGCAGTTCCGTTAGCAGGTAATCTAAACGGTGTATCACCTATTACAAAGGCAGTTAGTCCTCTTGATACATTAAATGCTATCATGTTCTGAATAGTTTCTGGGTATCCAGGACAGGCTATTAAATTTGCTATCAAGGTATCAGTGTCTCTAATAGAAATATTTGTGTCTATCATTTCTTTGAATTTTTTGATCACATAACCCCTTTGGGACATGCGTCCAAACATTCCACTGCCATCAGGGTGATTACCTGTTGCATTGACCCATCTTGAAGCTCTATAGGCTGTCTGTCCTGTAGATCCGTCCATTACCTGACTATTGAATCTTATATTTGTTCCGTTATTAGCTAGAATGTTAATAGCATCTTTTTTGTACATTTTAACATTGTTGCCGCTTCGTCTAGTATTCCATAATTTTATACCTAATGGATATAGAGCGGGATCCGGAGCGTCCGGATCAAGATAATCACTTGTCTGCAGATTTTTGATTGTAGCAGGAATTTCATCATATCCATTAGAACTCCATCTAGCATCTGCAAATAACCATCCAGTTGGTGTAGTTGAATCTGCTGTATCTTGCTTGACCCATCTAGACAGTATTGCACTGTATACATAGATATTTTTACCATACATTTCAGGATCTGAAGAATCTATCCAAATATCCCCTTCTACTAGAGGAGTTCCGTCGCTTTGACCTGTGTTTATATCAGGTATAGTTGCGGTTATAATTGGACCGTTAGGACTGGTATTAGGATAAACATTTTTATATCCTTTCCATGTTACTCCATTATGGACCATGATATCTACTTCATCTATAATAGACGAAAACCATAGCGCTCCATTAGCGGGTTCTTGTGTTGGTTGTAGATTTTGAAAAAATGTAGGTGTAGTCAGTAGATTTACCGGTTTCCAATTACTGATTCTCAGTGTTCCCACAGAGCTTTGAGAACCAGTTGGATATATATTAGGTGCAAATGTATTTGTACCTAGGTTATAAAAACCAAGTGTGTTAAAAACACTGCCAGTATCTATTAGATAAATTTCACCACCTTCAGTGTGTTCTAATTTTAGAATTCTAGTTGTAGGATTCCATTCTGACGTAATATGACTGAGTCCACTACCACCTATGGCTGTTGCAACCCCTGCTACTGTGCTTGTGGTTAAGGTAACAGTAACAGGATTTGAAAGAGAGCTAGATCCGGGTACACTTTGACGTAGAATAAAAGTTGATCCTACTGTCATTGTCACACCTGTGGGAACTTCTACGAATGAAGTTGTAGGGGCGCTTGTTGTTCTACGATAAACCTTAAAATTAGCCTCTCCTGGAAGTGGGCCTTCATCGGTGTTGTACTGAACAAAAATAGTGCCGGCAGGTATTTGACGCCCGCCTGATGAATCTAGAGTAGCTATCGCGTGTTGAGTAGTAGGAAATAGCTGTGGACTTGTTGCTTCCCAAGACAAACTGGTAGCATTCCATCGTTTTATACTCCAATTCGCTCCTTGATTCTGTCTAGTGGTTTTTAGGTATATACTACCTGTAGCATTTTCGTTAGTTGAAAAAGTTGGAAAGCTGAAATGTGCTCCAGCATGATAGCCTACACCCCCGTAAGTACCGCGGGTAAGTCCAAGTCTAGCTAACATAGCATCAGCTGTAGTTTGATTACCAGCTTGTCTTTCTATACGTATTTTTCCATCTGGAGACAATGGATTGCCGGCACTGCTGGCTGTTTGATCTGTGAACAAATGTAGCAGTCCACCTACATTTTTTGCACCAACACCCAAATTAGTCATAGCTACATTTATTTGAGTGCAAATTTGATCTAGAGCAGTCACCGCTCCGCTTGTTATTGAAAAGTTGATTATTTGACTGTTAATTATTAACCCATCGCCGTTTTGCACTGTGCCTATGGTTGTAGAAATCACAGGCCAGCTTGATAGCCAGGTATTACTGGTAAAAGTTGGTTGAGCTGCTCCTGTTCTAAAACTTAATTCTCCTGCCTGAAAAGGATTCCCGCTACTAGGATCAAGTCTTACATCAACCCAAATATTATCCATGTTTTTATACCAGAGAGCATTATCAACATTATCATTTAGCATTACTAGACAATAATCACCTACCCTACCAAAACTTTGAGAAGGACGTTGTCTTACAACCGCCCCTATAGTAGAAGAAGTTAGGAAAGAAGCTGCATTTAAGTCATCTATAATAAGAGGTCTGCGATCTGTAAATGTCTTAGTAGCACGATTCCATTCTGCTATACCAAATTTAGATTCATTTGTATCTACCCAAAGAGAATTAGTAAGAGGAAGACCTGTAGGAGCTGAAGACTTAGGTTCAAGTTCTTGAAGATCAACATCTGCTCTTACAACGTAAGCTCTCGCACTAATACCCAAAAAGCTATAGGCTGCTTGCAGGCCATACTCATTCAATTCTCCACCATGAATAGGATTACCGTTTGAATCCTTGTAAAAATAAGGGGTACCAAATGTATCTGTTAGATCTCTTTGACTGGTTATTGTCCAGACTTTTCCAACATTGATATCTGTAGTTCCAGATGCTGTGGTTGTTGAGGATGCGTTTCTTTTATTTCTTCTTGTTGCTACAAAAAGAATAGGGGTTGTTCCTGGAGCTGCTGAAAGATAAAAACTTTCATCGATAACTGTTACTTCTACTCCTGCTGATTGTAAGGCCATTTCTAACTCTCCTAAATGGGGTCAAGTTTATTTATTTTAAAAATGGTTTTTTTTGAACTGTAAATATAGGAAAAGGGAGCTGAAAAGGGCACTATGAGAAAACTTTGTACGATCTGTAAACGAAAACCAGTGGCTATAAATTACGTAAAAGAGGGCAGAATATTTTACAGATCTAAATGTGATAGCTGTGCTAGAGGCGCTAAGTCTCTGAGACCTAAATGGCAGTTAACGGGTTATAAAAAGTCAAACAGATGTGATAAATGCGGGTGTACAAGTAGGTACAGTGAAGTTTTTGATGTATATCATATAGACGGAGATCTTAATAACTGTAGAATTACAAATTTAAAAACAGTCTGCGCTAATTGTCAACGTATCCTATTAATATTAGGCTTACCATGGAAGCAGGGAGATCTAACTCCTGATCTTTAGGATATCCTCTAGCTGCATGAATAATTGATCTACACTGGAGTCGTTATGAATGGTTTGGTCAATTTGTTGCCCTATCCAAGCTGTTTCGCTAGAATGGATATTTAGGTCATTCAATTTACTCTTAGCTATGGCCCAACCTAGATTAGATTCTCCAGAATTTACCAGCACCATATCGTCATACCATTCTGGTTCAGGTCCGCGTTTAATCCTAACGACCATGCCTCCTGCACTGTGAATGGCACGTATTTCATTGGCAAATCGAACATCGGAAATTACAATATTATCTGTAGTTTTTCTTATACGATTTTCTAGACTGGCTATCCAAATATCGTCGTGAAAACCGTGTCTACAGACTTCTGTTCCCCAATACTGTAAGATCCAACGTGGTGTAAGATGAGGAATTGATAGCCTGTTGGCCCACCATGTGTCCACTTTCTCTCTCCATTCACGGGCTTCTTTTGTTCTGCCTTCTAGTAGAACACGATCCCAACCAAAAACTGCGGCTGCTGCGTCTTTGAGGGTATTGGCAAAACTGTCACGTCTGAACCCGTGAAAATTCACAAGATAATCTGCGGCTGTATCTTTACCACATCCTATGAAACCTACGAAACCAATTACGGTGTTAGACATACTGTGCTTTCCTTAATAATAAAAATTATATACTAAGTTAGCTTAAGATCAATGATTATTTTAGCCGATGTTAGAAAAGAAATCATTAAAAAGTTGTTCCTGTGTTTTGTCGCATCTCATACCTTTTGAATAATTTAACGACTTATCTAACATTCTTAAGTTCGTCCAATGTCCGATTATATAAGGGGGAATATTATCTCTAAATCCTTGCTGAATACTATAAATATGATCAAGGTCTATTTTACTTCTATTTAATCTTGTTGGATTTATTTTATCAAAATAATTTTTCCAACTTAATTTTGTAAAATAAACAACACGATCATAATATAATTGTCTTAAGCTTCTTAAGTGTCGCGGAGTTGCACCATTAGTAATATTTGCATCAGATAGTTTTTTCCTAATAATAAGATTTTTACTGGGATTGTCTACTCCATATTTTTTAATAAATGTTTGACGTTGTTTTTCTTTTTGTTCTTCTGTATATGTGTCTTTAGATCTATACTTTCTACCTTTTTTAACTGCAAGTATGTTTCCTTCTCTACGCTTTTGATTAATCTCTTCCGTAAAACTATTTTTAAAATCTCCTCGTAAATGCTGTCGTTTGATTCTTGCATTACGACTGGATGTTTCTAAATATCGATTTTCCCACCATTTAACTTCTAAGTTTGTAATAGGGCATTTAGGTATCTCCCATACATCAGTTAATATATGCCATACTCTTTGTTTAGGCATAGCATCATATGGTAAAAAATTAGTTTTTGCTAATATTTGATTCCATAACTCTGGATGAGTTTTGTATAAGTACCTAGTGGCCGATTTATTATAAGATTTATCATCGGCAATGATAGTTAAAAGTATATGTTTCATACTTTTATTTATCTTATCCTATTACATAAGTCAGCCTATAATGAATGAAATAGGATCGCTACCATCTTTGTAATTAATTAGGTCAAGTTCCAGCATTTCTAGATCAGCCTTAGCTTCATTTTTTAATGATGTACCGTTAAGTTGTGTGCCGCCTTGAGGACTGGCAATAGTGGCAAATTTTTCTCTTGCCTCGCCTAGCATGAGTTTACATGTGGCCAATGAGTAGTCTTTTATCCATAACCCGGAGTAGGTATCTGCTAAAAGATTAATTTCGGGTTTGAAGTTATAGATCCATAACAAAACTTCTTCTTCTCCTCTAGGCCTCTGCATGACAGTTAATTTTTTCGTAACATTATTAAATGTAAAATTAATTTCACTACCAAACATTTTACCAACTAATTTTTGATAGCTGGCAAAAGCATAGTATGTAGCCAGTCCACCCATGTTAGAGCTACTGAGAAGATAGGTATTCGTATAGGCTAGGTTAAATGGTTCAAACAGAGTTCCACCATCCCCACCACCTGATCTTGATCCAATAGATCTACGGAATATCTGTCTTACCTCCATTATCTCATTAGGTAGTGTATATTCATTTACATCATTCTTAAGACTAATAAAAGCATAGCTTTCTTCAGTTGAATTAGAACTTCTTTGTCTATATCTTTGCAGCGCACGGTCAATAGCTGTGTTATAGTGACTTAGATCTAGTTCTACATCTACCATGCCACCCCCTAGCATGTTTTTGACATATTCTATTATAGATTGACGAAGGTTGACTGTATCGCTCATAGCCTTATTTAGCTATAAATAGTTTATCATGCCGCGTTTATCCTTTTACAAACCAGAGAAAGGCAATGACTATAAATTCATTGACCGAGCTATTTTAGAACAATTTCAAATAGGCGGTACAGAAGTACTAATCCACAAGTACCTAGGCCCTGTTGCACCTATAGAAGGAACCAGCACTCCGGGTACACCTATTAATACTAATCCCATTGAAGAACTTGGTATACAAGATCTTATCCTAATGGAAAATAGAGATAGAAAATATGATCAAGATGTCTATGTGCTTAGAGGTATCTATACCATGCAGGACATAGATTTTAATTTAAGTCAGTTTGGTTTATTTTTACAAAATGACAACGTAATGATTACCTTTCATCTTAATAACTCTGTTTCTATGCTAGGTAGAAAAATAATGGCAGGTGATGTATTTGAGCTTCCGCATCTAAAAGATGAATATGCTCTCGATGATTCGATGGTTGCCTTAAAAAGATTTTATGTGGTTACAGATGTTTCAAGAGCTGCTAGCGGATTCAGTCAAACATGGTATCCTCATCTTATTAGAGCTAAATGTGAACCCTTGGTTGACAGTCAAGAATTCAAAGAAATTTTAGACAGTCCGGCAGGCGATGGAAACAAGACATTGCGAGATGTACTCAGTTTATACAGTAAAAATCTTGAAATTAATCAAGCCATTATAGCTGAAGCAGAAAGCAGCATCGACCTCAGCGGTTACGACCAACAACATCTGTTCACAGTTTCTGTAAACGATCAAGGATTAATTGATTTTATAGATTCTAGTAATGATGACCTAACAGTAGATTCACTAGGTCAAGGCGGTTTAGATTCTACCAGCGTAGTAAACACACCTAACAAGAATTTTTACGTTGGATATTTAACAGATGACGGTCTTCCGCCCAATGGCGCTCCCTACAGTTTTGGTATCGATTTTCCTGTTGAAAAGGCTCTAGGACAATATCATCTACGTACTGATTATTTCCCAAATAGACTGTTTAGATGGGACGGGTCGAGATGGATAAGGTTTGAAGATAATGTAAGAATGACCATGAACAATCTTGGAATTAATCAAACTTCAACTGGTACAGCATATGTCGGAAAAGATCCTAGACAAACACTCAAAGGTACATTTATTAATAATGTTAATACTGCCACGATAGGCGGACAGATAGTACAAGAGCGTCAGGCATTGAGTAAAATTTTACGCCCTAAGGCAGATAATTAATATGTATATCTATAAAATTACATATATTCCAACAGACAAGGAGGCTTCGGTTTAACACCGGAGTAATATTATCGATCATTTTTACGACGGGCAACTTAAAAGATATCTTGCTCAGTTTATGAGATTAATGAGTAATTTCAGCTACAAAGATGGTAGAGGTAACCTAACCGAGGTACCGGTAAGATACGGTGACATGAATCGTCAAGTAGCGGCAATTTTGAAAAAGAATTCTGAAAATACCATACAAGGTGCTCCCTTCATTGCCTGTTATATCAAAGATCTACAACATGACCGTGGTCGTATGCAGGATCCTACTTTTGTCAGTAAGGTCAATATACGAGAAAGAGAATTTGATGAGACTAACAATCAATACCTTAATACTCAAGGGCCGGGTTATACCATTGAAAGGTTAATGCCTACACCTTATATGGTCACTTTTAACACAGATATATGGACCACAAACACAGATCAAAAATTTCAATTATGGGAACAGATAACTGTACTTTTCAATCCTAGTCTAGAACTACAGAGCACAGATAATTATATAGATTGGTCCAGTCTTAGCGTAGTAGAACTTATCGGCCAGACATTTGATTCTAGATCTGTGCCTCAGGGATTAGAATCTGATATCAGCATAGCCACATTGTCATTTAATTGTCCAATCTGGATTAATCCCCCGGCCAAGGTGAAAAAATTAGGCATCATAACAAAAATTATTACAAGTGTATTTGCCAGTGAGGCTATCAATGAACTCAGTCTGCCTGGCGCCTACAGTAATAAACCTTTGGCAAATTTATTTGACGATGATTCATTAATTTCTAAGTCTGCTATAACACCGGGTAATTTCAGTCTTGTAGTTTTAAACAATACTGCTAACATTATATATGTGCCTGAAACAAATGAAAATGAATTTAAAAACGTGTCTATTAATGGAAAATCTAATTGGTATAAAATTCTAGATCTGTATCCTGGTCAATTTAGAGCTGGTCTCAGTCAAATTAGGCTAACAAAACCAGAAGGAACAGAAATTATAGCATATGCTAGACTTAATCCCAATGATGATTTTGAAATGTTATTAAATTTTGATCAAGATACCGTACCAGATAATTCAATTTTTGGATCAAGAGGAACCATAGATGCTATTATAGATCCTCAAAATTTTGTTCCTGAAACCAAATCTGTTGGCTTGAGATATCTTGTTCTAGAAGACATTAATATCGAAAGAGATAATATCACAGGCTATAGCGGGCCTGAGGCATGGAAAAATTTAGACAATTCAGATTTACTTGTGGCCGCAAACAGTGTGATTGAATGGAATGGTTCGGCTTGGCAGGTATTATTAGACAGTAGAACAGAAAGAACTGTAAGGTATGTGACTAATAGTTACACAGGTATTCAATATAAGTGGGCCAGTATAGAAGGCGATTGGCAATGGACAAAGAGTTTTGAAGGGATTTATGATCCAGGAAAATGGCGTATTGTTCTATGAATATTTCTTGTAGCGGCGGCTTATTTCTAGCCAAAGATACTAAACGTTTTTTATTTTTATTAAGAACCAAAGGTAAAACAGCAGGCACTTGGGGATTTATAGGGGGTAAAAAAGAAGACCATGATAAAAGTCCCTATGACACGCTGACCAGAGAAATCAAGGAAGAAGTAGGTAAAACTCCACAGATAAAAAAATTTATTCCATTAGAGTATTATACCAGCGTCGATAAAAATTTTGATTACAGCACATATGTATTGGTAATCGAAAAAGAATTTATACCGCAGCTCAACGATGAACACACAGCCTATGCATGGTGCTCGTATGGTAATTACCCACAACCGCTTCATAGAGCAGTAAAAAATATTCTCAATAATAAATTGATGAAAAGTAAATTAGAACTTATAATAGAACTAGTTCATTAGATACCATCTAAATCCGTCACACATCAATGTTTTAGCAGTGCCTGTAAAAATGCTTCCTATACTGTTATATGTAACAGTGGTTCCTTCACGCATTCTAACTGTGTAAGTACCTGATCTATTGGCAAATATAATAGACAGCCCTGCCAGTTGACTGCTGGCCCTAGGTAAGTAGACGTCACTTGTAGAAACCACTGGCTGCATGGTATATATATTAGCTGATAACGTTGCCGTAGTAAGCGTTGCCACAGTTACGGTACCAAATGCGGTTATATCTACTACAGACTGACGCATTAGACCTCGTATATCGGTAGCAGTTGATAAAATAATTGTACCGGTGCCATTAGGAGTTATAGCCATAGATTGATTTGTTTGTAGACTAGATATTGTGGCTATATTGTTATTATTATTACTGATTTGCAGATGATTATAGGAACCTGCATTGATGTTACTGGCAGTAAGAGTTCTACCTACTCCTATGCCACCATCTACCACAAAGGCACCTGTGGTTGTGCTGGTACTATTGGTAGTATCTGTTACTCTACTAGATAATCCGCCTCCTCCTGTGGCAGTTGTCCAAATAACAACATTACCGCTAGAAGTTGATATAAATGTTCCTGTACCTGCTATTATGCTAAGAACTGCTGTTGACCAAGTTGGTGTACCAGACAGGCTACGTAGAACAGTACCTGTTGCTCCTATGGGAAGGCTCACAGTTGTACCTGAACTGGCCTGGTAGAAAATTGCACCTCTCGCCCCGCCTATAATGTTTGTTGCTGTGGTAGCTGATGATGCGAAATTACTATTTCCTGATATGGCTTGACCGTTAACTAGTAGCTGACTGCCAGATGCACTTATGGTTACGGAACCTAGATAGATCGTTGAGCCTGCTAGATGCAGATCACGCCATTTCCTAGCCGCTGATCCAAGATCATAAGCAGAATCTGAAAAGGGTTCAATGTTACCTATAGATCTTATAGTACCATTTACATTCAAAGCACCATTTATCCCGACACCGCCGAGCACCTTAAGAGATCCATTAAATGGAGTAGTTGATGCTGAACCTATGCCTATGGTTACATCACGAAATATAAAATTCTTATTAGTTGACCAAGAATCTCCTGATTCATTATAAACAATATTTGCATTAACAAAATCTACGGTAATTCCTGCTTGATCAGCTTGAGTGCTTGTAGAAGCTCCATAGGCCAGGGTAATATTTTTATCATTAACGGCAAGGTTGACGGTGTTAACATAGGTTAATGTACCTTGAACTAGAAAATCGCCGCCCACAGTCAAGCTACCTGCTACACGAAGGTCACGACCGATAGCCATACCTCCATAGGTAACTAGAGCACCGGTAAGTGAATTCGTGCTATTAGTTGTACCACTGAGTAATAAGGTTCTTGTAGAAGAATTAAATGACAGAAATGGACTAAACACAGTGGTACTATTACTGGCCTGAAATGGTATTTGGCCTACATCACCACCTAATAGGTTAAGCGTGGCATTAAAACTAACCGAGCTCCAACTGGGTAGACCATCTACCATAGTTAACACGGTACCAGTGCTGCCTGGACTGAGGTGTGCGGTCTGTCCTGGTTGAGATTGGTAGACCACAGTTCCAGTACTGCCTCCACTAAGATTAGTAGCTGTGGCTACTGAACCTATTATGGTTCCTTGAACTACAAGATTACCACCAAAGGCTCCTCCACCGTAGACCACAAGATCACCAGTAGAAGTATTAAAAGCTTCATTGCCCCCTACTAGATATAAACGATCTAGAACGTTGTTAAAATCTCGACGCCAGGCGTTATAACCGGAATTGTAGATATATTTTATTCCGTTTACTACTGCTCGAGCACCATTGATTGGGTTAAGGGGAAATGACATCAAATTTTCCTATGATTTTACCAGACATTCTACAAGGTCGTCTTGTCCGTCAGCCAGGGCAAAGGCAAAGGGCCTGCTACCATTGGAAACTGTCCATGCGTGTCCATCGTCGCATGGATATAGAGGATCATTCTTTTTGACTGCACCCCGAATTTTTACCCTAGTTCTTCCCAGCAGTGCTATAGGTTGTCCATCAGACTCACTGTTCATTGTGAAAGCTGGATTTTCGCTTATAACACCTAGAACATATTCAGTAGTAATATCAGCCTGAGTGGCTTCTTGTGATCCGCCTAGTTTGACCACTGTGCCTATGGAATATTTTTGATCAGTTAGGTATTTTTCAGCTATGTCAGCATACCTAGCTGTGACAGCAGTGCCATGGAATATATTTGCTGATACTTCTGTAGCGGAAATACCGGCTCCGTTAACGCCGTTGAATGCAAATCCAGTCATGTAGGTGTTTGAATCATAGGCTTTGAAGGTTGCATGACTTACTGTAATAGAGGGATATTGCCCGGCTCCTGTTTGAAAATATAATGCACTTGCTATGCCTACAGACGTACCATTAATAACTATTCTCGGAACATAAATTTCATAGCTGTTCCAGAAAAAATTCACATTGGTAGTAACAGCAGTACCGTTAGAGTTTATAAACAGTATTCTATTGGCGCCTCCTCCTATACCAGCTAAGTCAAAAGTTCCCGGACTGCCAGTATAACCTATAGAACCTGTATATCCACGGCTTCCGTCGTAACCTGTAAATCCGCGGCTACCTGTATTACCATCACGACCGATACTGCCTGTATTTCCTGTAAATCCTAGACTACCTGTAAGACCCGCACTACCTGTGAATCCAGTAAATCCCCTATCTCCTTGACTACCTGTATTACCCGCACTACCTGTGAATCCAGTAAATCCTCGGGCGCCTTCACTACCTGTGCGCCCTTCACTACCTGTGAATCCAGTAAATCCCCTATCTCCTTGACTACCAGTGAATCCTCTGCTACCCGCAAAACCTTCGCCTCCTCGGTTACCCGGACTACCTGTGTAACCAACTGATCCAGTAAATCCTTGAAATCCCCTTATACCTTGACTGCCTATATATCCTGCTGATGGGCTACCTGTAAATCCTCTACTACCAGCTGCTCCAGTACTACCTGTACGACTTTGGCTACCAGTGTAACCTGCTGATGGGCTACCTGTAAATCCTATGCTACCGGTACGACCTGTGCTTCCATCCCTACCCACTGAACCTTGGAAACCTGCTGCTGAACTACCAGTTAATCCTCGACTACCTATGAAACCCGTACTACCTACACGACCTTGGCTACCCGAATAACCGCCTACCCCAGAACTACCAGTGAATCCTTGACTACCAACGTGTCCTCTACTACCAATATTACCTTGCGAACCTGTGTAACCTGCTGATGGACTACCAGTGAATCCTCTACTACCAGCTACTCCGGCACTACCTGTACGGCTTTGGCTACCAGTCCAACCTGGTGATGGACTACCATCAAAACCTCTACTTCCCGTATGTCCTCTACTACCATCCTTACCTGCCGCACCAGTGCTGCCTGTGTTACCAGTGCTGCCGTCATTACCCGGACTACCTGTATACCCTCTTTGAGCAGCAGATCCGTAGAATCCAGTAATCCCTGCTGATCCTCTGTGTCCAACACTGCCTTGATCTCCTACACTTCCATCAGGGCCTGTACTACCTCTAAAACCTACTGATCCCTGTCGACCTACACTGCCTTGATGTCCAGGAAGACCTTGATCTCCTTGACTTCCGTCAAAACCTGCAGATCCCTTAAATCCTACTGATCCCTGTCGACCTGTACCAGGTGAACCTTGAAAACCCTCTGAACCTCTGAATCCCACAGAACCTCTGAATCCTACACTGCCGTCGGCACCTTCTAGGCCTGCTATACCTGGTGAACCTTGAAATCCAGCAGACCCTTTGAAACCTTCTGAACCTCTAGCTCCCACAGACCCTGTGACACCTGCAGATCCTCTATAACCTGGATCTCCTGGACTTCCTACAAAGCCTACACTGCCTGACCAACCAGGACTTCCAACGTGTCCCCGACTGCCTGCTGCTCCTTCACTACCTGTGTAACTCTGACTACCAGTAAATCCTCTACTTCCTGTATACCCAATACTTCCTGTGTAGCCTAATTCACCTTGACTACCTACATACCCCTGTGATCCTACGTATCCTTGACTGCCTGTATAACCTTGGCTTCCCGTGTGCCCTTGTGAACCCGCATACCCTTCACTACCTACATAACCAGATCCTTCACTGCCTGTATAGCCCTGGCTACCTGAGTAACCAATTGAACCCGCATATCCTTCACTACCTACATAACCAGCTCCTTCACTGCCTGTATAGCCCTGGCTACCTGAGTAACCAATTGAACCCGCATATCCTTCACTACCTACATAACCAGCTCCTTCACTGCCTGTATAACCTTGACTGCCGGTAAAACCTATAGATCCTGAAAAACCTTGTTCTCCTTGACTGCCTGCTACGCCAACCGATCCTAAAAATCCTGAACTACCTGTAAATCCCTGACTGCCTGCAGCACCTGTACTACCATTGTTACCTGTTGAGCCAGCTACACCTGCACTGCCTGTATAACCTTGGCTACCAGTCAAACCTATTCCTATGCTACCTGAAAATCCCAATTCTCCCCGACTGCCAGTTAGTCCGATAGGTCCTTGACTGCCGGTATGTCCTGTGCTGCCTACAAAACCTTGACTGCCCGAAGGTCCTGGTAGAGTTTCACCGGGGCTACCAGTATAACCCGGACTTCCGTCAAATCCTCTTCCTTGACTACCTGTATGTCCTCGACTGCCTGAAGGGCCTGGAATATCGCTGGCACTACCTGTGAATCCTGTTCCTTCTGATCCAGTATAACCTAGACTACCTGTATTTCCAACGGAACCACCTACACCTGCTCCCACTGACCCTGTGAATCCTGTTCCTTCTGATCCAGTATAACCTAGACTACCTGTTGCGCCAGTTGATCCGTCAGCACCCACACTACCACTATGGCCACGACTTCCAGTATGTCCTATACTACCGTAAAATCCCTGATCTCCACGACTTCCAGTACGACCTGTGCTACCGTCTCTTCCAACGGATCCTGTGTGGCCTATACTTCCTGTGAATGCTCGACTGCCTGTAAATCCCTGACTTCCGTCATTACCCAGGCTTCCTGCAACACCTGCACTGCCTGTAAAACCCGCACTGCCTCTAAATCCCTGTGATCCAGTATATCCCTCAGATCCAGTATAACCTTCTGGGGGGCCTGGATCGCCCTTGTCACCTTTACTACCAGTAAAACCAAAACTACCTACGAAACCAGCTTGTGCTACAGTGGTGCTGAAAAATGGTCCAGTGGTATCTACCCAAACAAGTTTTTCACCATCGTCTACTAATTCATAGTGTGTGTCAGTGCTTGGTTGATACCATATATCACCTTCTCGTGCTATAAGATTTGAAGGAGGATTTTCTGTGCTATAATAATTTGGAATGCGAAAACTTGGGCGTCCACCGTGATCAATAGGCTGTCCATCTGGTACAGTTAGTCCCTGTAAAAATATAGTCTGTGTGCTGTCTACAATTATTCTACCGCCCGATGTAGCCGTTAATTTTATATCAAGAGCAGGTAGATTAGGAGTGATTTCTCCTAGATTAAATTCTAAATTGCCTAGACTACTTGCATAACTAGTTCTCCA